CGTTCCTGTCTTCACACACATACGACAGTTCAAACCAATGAGGCAACCCATGAGGCAACCCAGCAGTGCGCGGGATGCCAGGGGGCAGCCTCTAAGGTTTCCTCAAGGCGTTTAAACACCAGTATAGGCGCGACCCAGGGGCGGCCCCCCTTGCGCGAAAATGAATATATATATATTGTATCCACGCAGTGGAGAGGAAACCCATAAAATATTAAGAAATGCTTATGAACCATGAAATCCCTAAAGAAGTACGGACTGAGAGTCTATATCGCATGGTCTCTCACAGTGGATTGCGTAGCGGTCTGTATAATATTATGGTATTTATTGGGAGGAAGCCCAGTGGCACACGACTATATAAGCTATCATCCCAGTTCTAGACAGATAATGAAGTTTGAGGATAGGCGTAGCTCTAAGCCATCCCATCCTGGGATACTAGCACCTCCGGTGGCTACTGCTCAGATAGGTCTGTTGTATACGAACCCACCACCCAAGAAAAAGTCTGGTAGGACATATCTAGCGGATACGATAGACCTGGATAGATTGATAAGGGCTGAGTCCAGTGGGAGGAAGGGACAAACCTCTTCACAGGGAGCCTACGGGTTAGCCCAGTTCATGCCTGAAACCTATGCAAATTGGCACGTAGACTCGAAGATAACTAAAGTCCCTATACCTAAAGTGTTTAAAGGGAAGAAGTTTGAGGAGGTTATGGATGATGAAGGGCTTGCTAAGTTAGCAGCCAAGACTTATATGAGGATGCTTGAGAGGTACTTAGAGAGAGCAGAAGGACTAGGCCCAGAGGATGTAACCGTAAGAAATATTTTAGGTTCTTATAATGTTGGCCCTACCAAGTATAGGAGCAGGATCAGGAAGAGAAGGAATTTCCTGAGGGGTACAGGAAGGCAAGATCTAGAGGATGTCCCTTTCCACTTATGGGAAAGATGGTTAAAAGTAAAATAGTTAAGGAGATAGCAAATGGCTTATATGGATGAAGTTATGATGGAAGGCCCAGGCCCAGGAATGGCCCCGCCAATGGGTGATCCCGGTATGGCTCCCCCAGGTATGGGAGGAGGCCCACAGGATGAGGTGGGTCAATTACTAGAACTTAGAGGTCAGATAGACCAGAGGCTCATGGAGCTTGGTGTACCACCGGAAGCTATAGCTTCCCCTGATATTGCACCTCCTGTAGCCCCTCCAATGCCCCCTATTG